TACAGAGCTAGACAACGTACAACTAGGAATGTTTGAACAATTCCTTCGTGCCGCAGGAGGCAGACGATGACATATCTAGAGGCAATCAATAGTGTCCTTCGGCGATTGCGTGAAGACCAAGCTAACACAGCGTTAGAATCTGATTACTCCGCACTGATCGGAGACTTTGTTAATGACGCAAAACGAATAGTAGAAAACTCATGGAACTGGTCTGCCCTTCGCGATACTGTTTTAGTTAATACAGTTTCTGGTACGTCAGAGTATTCCTTAACTGGCTCTGGTCAAGAGGCTGTACTCAAAGACGTTATCAATGATTCTGCTAATAGGATGATGAAGCTAGAAACAAAGTCATTCTTTAACAATGTATACTACAACCAAGATGTAACCAGTGGGTCGCCATCTACCTACACGATAACTGGCGTGGATAACAATGACGACTTAAAGGTAAAGGTCTATCCTCAGCCTGATGGTATTTACAATCTACGGTTTGACATGGCGAAGCCTCAAGGCTTGATTACTGCTGACGCAACCAAGATCAAAGTCCCGCATAATCCTGTGATTCAAATGGCCTTTGCCATGGCTCTGCGGGAAAGAGGAGAGACAGGCGGTCAGTCAGCAGCAGAACAATTTGCTATTGCGTCCACCGCTTTGTCCGATGCGATAGCTATAGATGCTAATCGTTATCCTGATGAAACTACATTCATGGCTGTATAGGTGGTCTAGATGGCACAACAACTTCAAAGCATCACCATTACTGCTCCGGGATTTGCGGGTATTAACACCCAAGATGCTCCTCTTGCACAGGACGCAAGTTTCTCTGCGGTTGCGGATAACTGTGTGATTGACAAAGAAGGTAGGATAGCAGCCCGCAAAGGCTATAACGTCTTAACAACCAATAATGTGCTTGGTACGTCTGACGGCATTGAGTCTATGGGTGAGTTTGTTGCCAATGACGGAGATACTATTTTCTTTTCAGCAGGAAACAACAAAGTTTTCTCAGGCACTACCACGCTAACTGACCTGACACCTGCGGGCTATACCATTACAGATAACAATTGGAAGATGGTTAACTTTAATGACTCAATGTATTTCTTTCAGCGCGGGTATGAGCCGTTAGTCTATAAAGATAGCACAGGGGACTTTGACCCTATGTCCGATCATGGACACGCTACAGGCACACCCCCTCAAGGTAATGAGTGTCTAGCTGCGTTTGGCCGCTTATGGGTGGCAGACTTTACAGACAACAAATCTACAATCTACTGGTCTGATCTGTTAAACGGCACACATTGGACAGGAGGCTCTACAGGCTCGATTGACATTACTACTGTCTGGCCTACAGGGTACGACACGATCGTGGCTCTAGCGGCTCATAACGGCTTCCTAGTCATCTTTGGACGTAACTCTATTGTCATTTACTCAGGTGCGTCTAGTCCTGCAACAATGACGTTATCAGACACTATATCTAACGTGGGTTGTGTGGCTAGAGACGCAGTAGTTAGTACAGGTAAGGATTTAATATTCCTTGACGACTCGGGTGTTAGAAGTCTAGCCAGAACAATACAAGAGAAGTCAGCGCCTATTGGCGACGTCTCCAAGAACGTCAACAATGACATCAAGTCTCTTTTCGCGGCAGAAACTGGGAATATCAGGATGCACTACTCTCCGCGAGAGGCGTTTGTTTTGCTAAACTTCCCTGAGCTTGGCGTTGTGTATTCGTTTGATACACGCTTCCCATTACAGGATGGTAGTTACAGGGCTACAACTTGGAGTCACATGAATCCTTTGTGCTTTGCTAACACCTCTACAGAGAAGCTATACATCGGGGTATCTACAGGCATAGCAGAGTACACAGGGTATACAGATGATTCTACTGGTTACTTGTTAAGTTACTTTAGTCATCCGTTAAGTTTTGGCAATACGTCAAACTTAAAGTTTTTAAAGAAGATCAACCTCACAACCTTCGATGGTGCTGAGGCTACTGTGGTATTAAACTGGGCGTATGACTACTCAGGAAACTACAGAAAGCAAGCCTATGTTTTACCGCAATCTAATGTAGGCCAATACAATATTTCAGAGTTTAATACAGAGGCAGAGTATTCCTCTTCTATTGCTTTGATTAAGCGCAAGAAAATTAACGCATCAGGCCAAGGAACAGTCGTGGCGGTAGGCGTAGAAACAACGGTTGAGGGCAAGTCTATTGCCTTACAAGAAATCAATATTCAAGCCCTTATGGGAAGGATAGTGTAATGTCTAACTACACCAAACTTACTAACTTCGCAGCCAAGGACGCTTTGGTTAGCGGTAATCCTGCCAAGGTAATTAAAGGCTCTGAAGTCGGGGCTGAATTTGACGCAATTCAAGTGGCAGTGGCAACTAAGTCTGACTTAGCGTCACCTACTTTTACTGGCACTGTGACGGCAGATGCTCTTACGGTTAGCGGTACTTTCACTGTAGGTACTGTTGATGGAGGTACTTACTAATGGGAGAGTTTTTCAAAAACTTACTTTCTGCTGCAATGAGCCAACAGGGACGAGCCTTGATTGGCGGCGTTGGTGGCGCATTAGCTCAACAAGATATTATTAATACGGTTCAAGACTTAGGCGAGCAAGATGTTCGCGCGGTCTTTGGCGAATCACCTATGCCAGTTCCTGAAGGTGGTTTGCTAGGCGAGATAAGCCGTCAGTCACAGTTCAAGCCGTTTACTGTAACCACTCCCACTGGCTCAAGGGCGACTTTGGGTGCAGGTGGTATGGACACAATGCTTAGTCCAACAGAGCAGGCATTGCAGTCTCGCATGCTTGGTTTTGGTTCTGAGGCATTTGGTTTCTTGGGCGACCCAGAAGCGCGAAAACAAGAGCAGGCAACTGTCATTGGTATGCTAACGCAAGACCCTATGCAAAGGGCTATGCGCGAGCAGGACATCTTTGGTCGCATGCAAGCCACTCTTGCGCCTGAACAAGAACGTGCAAGACTTGGACTAGAAGAGCGTCTAGCAGGTCAAGGAAGATTAGGTGTAAGGACTGCTATGTTTGGCGGTACGCCAGAGCAATTGGCACTAGAGAAAGCTATAGCAGAACAACAAGCAGGTCTTGGTGTAAGTGCTATGGAACAGGCTCGTGCAGAGCAGGCTCTACAGTCACAGCAGACCCTCGCGGGATTAGGTGAGACACGAGCAAGATTAGGACTTCTTGGTGAGTTGGGATTACAATCTATTCCTACTGCTTACGCAGGACAGAATCAGCTACTTGCAAACCTACAGCCGCAACTAGAAGCGTCAAGGATTGCTACTGCACTACAGTCTACAGGTCTTGGTTTAGGCACTCAGTTGGCAGAGTCTGGTTTAGAATCACAACTTGGCTACGCAGCACTAGCAAACGCACTACGTCAGCAGCAGTTCCAAGGACTGTTTGATCTGTTGAAGGGCGAGCAAACTTCTCAATCAAGTGGTAATAATGGCGGGTTGGTTCAGATAGGCTCTAGTGGCTTTAGCTTTAACCCCTCTTCTGCTCTTGGGCGATTATTAGGAGATTAAAATGGCTATAGATATTAACAGTCTGTTTGCGGACATCATTGATACTCCTGAACAGCGTCAGCAGAAACTGCTTCAGCAGGGCATGCTTCAAGGTCAGTTACTTTCTTCTGGCCTTAGAGGTCGTGCTGCTGCGTTAGCTCCTCTTGCTCAAATGGCAGGTCAGCTTGGTGTACAGCGTCAAGAAGACTTACGCCGCGCAGTACAGCCTATGCTTGGGATTGATCCAAGGACTACTGGCGAAAGGATGGCTGAGCAGTTAAAGAGCTTAGACCCAGAGAATCCTGATAGTCTTTTACAGGCTGCACAGGCTTTACAGTCTATTGACCCTGTTCGCGCTGCATCTTTGCGTCAAGCTGCGGCTAAGAAACGTGTTGAGAAATCTCAATTAGAGAAGCAAGAAGAGCTGCAAGACATACAAATAAAAGGAGAAAAACTAAACTTTGAGCAAGCTCAACGTGAGGCTAATGAGTATATTAAAAATATTCCTTTCAGACAAAGAGCTATTGAAGCTGAAGTTGAGGCGGCGGAGCTTGCAAATCAAGAAGCTGCTAGAAAATTAAACAATCCTGACGATGATTCTTTGTTTGAAAGAGATACTGTAACTTTTGGAAATGGTTTAAGTATTTTAACTGACAGCAAAGGCAATAAAATTGTTAAAGATTTAAACGGCAACGTCTTAGTTGGCGATGATGCAACGAAAGCAGTAGAAGAAGCAAGACAACAATCTATTGCAGATGAAGCAGCAAAGTCTAGCGCAAGACGAAGCGGCTCGCAATACGCTGATATTGCTGTAGAGGCGCTGAATACTTCTGAAGTTTTAACAAAGCAAGTAGCTAATTTAAATAACGCTATATCTTTGTTAGATGAAGGAGCGAAAGTTGGTAGTCTAGATAGCCTTCTTGCTCCGTTTGATGCTGCAACCGCTGCGCTAGAAACGCAACAGAGAGAATTAGGTCTTGGCGTTATTAGTAGCGTGACTTTTGGCGCTTTGAGCGAGGGAGAATTGGAATTAGCATTAAGCATTAATGCCCCTAGAACTAATGATGAGACAGAGTTAAGAAGATGGTACGAAAGAAAAGCTGCCGCTACATTAAAATTAGCTCAAGCAGCCAAAGAACAAGCTATCTACTTTAGTCGTCCCGGAGCGAGCATTGAAGGATGGTATGCTTTACAAGATTCTGTTCGAGCAGAAAGAGAGTTTAGAGAAAAAAATGCCGCTCCTTCAGATCAAAACGATGACGCAAGAAGGCGAACACTGCAAGATTTAGGATTAGAGCCAATAGAAACCGATACTATTGGCGGTCGCCGCCGAAGAATTCGTAGATAATTAAGGAATAAATTATGGCTGAATCATTGAAAGACATATTAAAAAGCATTCCTTCTCAGTATATAGATCAAATATCTACTAATGACTTGGTTGCCATAAGTGAGGACAGAATAGATGATGTTTCTACTTCTGCTTTAGAAATCATATCTAAAGGAAAGCAAGACCTTGGTGTTGGCGAGCTTCTTGATATTCCTTTCTCTATTGGTGGCGCTTTAGCAGGCGCTGCGGCAGGCACAGCTATCGCTCCGGGAATTGGTACTGTTCTTGGAGGTATAGCAGGAGGCGCAGCAGGAACGTTTGCGGGCGAAGTAACAGAAGATGTTATAGCGGACAGAGAATTAAATCTTGGTTTTAAGCGAGGAGGCGCAGCAAGAGAAGCTGCTACTTCAGCTTTATTTGATACTTTTTTTCTTGGCGCAGGAAAAGCAATTAAGACATATAAAGCCTACAAAGCGACAAATAAAAACTTATCTGAACTTGGCAAAGAATTTAAACCCGCTCTTGAGCTTCAAGCCGCCGCATATGATAGCCCTGAAGCAGCAGCGCAAGCTCAACAAATTATAATGAAGGGCGGGGAAAGCATTAGCCCTTTGGTTGCTGAGTCAGCGGGTCTTGGGATTACTGTTGCAAGACAAATAGGAGAAATGGGCTTCTTCTCAAGACCGCTATATCAAGAGTCTGTTGATAATGTGCAAAAAATTGTTGTAAACGAGTTTGATAATTTTGTTAATGCTAATGCAGCTCTTCCAGTAGAAGATGTTGGAGAAAGAGTTTTTGGATTGGTTGAGTCAGCCAAGAACTCCGCTCAAAATATATATGGTAGACAGCTTGACGCTCTTCAATCTTTACGTTCAAGCACAAAATTTATGGATGTTTCTGACGTAAGAAAAGCAATTGAGGAGTTTCAAGACAGCTACAAGTCTAAAAAAATTGTTGCATTTGAGCCGACTACCTATGTAACAAGCATGGATGATGACGCAGCAAAAATTGTTAATGCCGCAATGGATAAGGTAACAGGGCAGTTAAGACAACGCACAGCTAAATTTGATCTAAAAGGATTAATAGCTGTAGAAAAAGATATAAATACTGAAATTAGCAAAATGTTTACTGGAAGCGGATATGGAAATGCAACCGCAAAAAATCAGCTTTCAACGCTTCATGACTTGGTTCGTAAAGGCGTGTTGTCTACGCTTAGAAAAAACGATCCTTCTTTGGCAAAAATTTATCAAAAAATGCAATCAGAATATTCTATTTCTGTTGGGTCTATTGTGCCAAAAGCTCTTGAGTCTATGATTAAAAACTCTGCCAACAGAGAGTCTTATTCCGCAATTGGACAAGCCTTAGTCAAGGAATATAACTCAGAAAAAATAAACAACATAATGAAAATGATTGATAAGTCAGTTGCTCAAATGAAAAAAGACAAGCCAAAATTAGATGTAAAATCAGAGGCAGGCAAGATAAAACAAACAATACGAGCCACCTTCTTAAAAGAAGAAGGCATAATTGAAGAAGCCGCTCAAGAAAAATTATACAGCACAACAGTTGTTGAAAAATTACTAAGACAAGAAAATAGGGTTAAAGCTGTTTTGGGAGATACATGGCCTCAATTTAAAAGACTGGCTAACACTGCCTCTGTTACAAAAAAAGAAAAACAACAAGCATTATTTTCTTTAGCGGCAAGAGCCGCAGAACTTGCTGCAATTACGTCTGTTCCTACTGCTGCTATAGGAGTATTTGGAGCAACTACAGCAGCGGCAGCAGCGTCAACTGTAGGAGCGGCAATACTAGTTTTAGCTTCTCCAGTTATGCTTTATAAAATGACTTCAAAACCGTCTTTGGTAAATAAGTATTTAGCTTTGGATAATAAGCTAGACAAATTAGTTGAAAAAGCTGACCCTAATATTTTTAAGGAAGCAGTATTATCTGGAGTAGCAAAACTAATGGACGAATTATCAGAAGAGGATCAGTTTGAAATAAGGCAGTCTGTTTCTGATCCAAACTACGAATACAATTAACCCCTTGGTAAACGCCTCTCCTCCATCGTGGGGAGGGGCTTTCTTTTTAACTCCTCCTCAATCAAGAAATCGCAGAACTGCTTTATCTTTCTTAGATCGTCAACTCCTCCCTTGTCTCTCCATCGTGAGATGTACTTGATAATCGCACCCTCGCAGAACCCTAGCTCATTAGCCAAGATGTAATCAATGGGCTGAATCTTTAGCTTCTGGTAGTGGCTACCTGCTACTTGATAGTCTGTAGATTTCAATGTATTTCCTCGTCTTGTCTCTCTGCTATTTCTAGATACTCGTGGAACTTCTTCTTTAATCTTGGGTTGGAATGTATGAACCCGCTGAAGTCCTCAAGCA